AGGTCGCCTTGTGTTTTCGCGGGTTGCGCCTCTGTGGCCGGTTTTTCGGCGTCCTTGGCGTCTTTAGCGACGAACTTGCCGTCCGGCCCGCGCTCTGGCCCGTCTGTCTTGGCTTCGGGTGCCTTGGCGTCGTCCTTTTTCGGCCCCGCTGGCTTGGCGTCAGCTTTTTCAGGTGCCTTTACGTCCGCGTCCGGCCCGTCTTGATCCGCCGTCTTGTCAACATCACCGAAAGCTTTTTCCAGTGCCTCGCGGCGGCTGCGCTTAGACGGCTGTGATGGCTCGGCTTCATTTTTAGGGGCTTCCTGCTGTTGCGTTTCCTCTACCTGTGACGCCTCTTGCGGTTCAGGTGCAACAATGGGTTCCGCCGCAGCGGGTTCAACAAAATCGTTCATTGGGTATCCTTCTGAGGGATGTGCTTAGGGTGCGCCGAACCCTGCCTGTGATAGCGCACGGGCCGCCGCGCCTCGGCGCTTTTCTTTGGCCCGCTTCTTTTCGTACAGTGAAGGCTCGGCCTTCTTGGTCTGGACGTCGTTTCCGACTTCCTCAACACCGTGCTGCTTGTAGCCTTTGCGCATTTCCGACTTGCTGTCGTAAATCTTGCCGTCCGCCATGCTTTGCAGGGGGCGTTGGCCGTCACTGATAATCATCGGGCAGGATAATTCGCCCTGATTGCCGCCGCGCTGGAACGCGACTTCCTCGTAATGGTCGCGCAACCGCTTGTATTCGTCATCTGAGACGAGAACGCCCGCAAACATCCGCATTACTGGTTATCCCCCAATGCAACGGGCCGCTGCTGCGTCCGCTCAAGTTTGAGTTCTTCAACGTCCAGCAGGTTTTGGATTTCGGCCTGCTGGCGCTTCAACATCTGGTCGTCTTGCTTGATGCCCATTTCCTGCGCTTTCAAGGATAACTCATGCTGCTTGATGGCTGCATTGACCTGCGCGTCATACTGGCGAACCCTTGCCGCCTCTTGCGCTTCGGCCTGCTTTGCCTGAATTTCCTGCGCCCGCATCTGCAATTCTTGCTGTCTAAACTGCATATCAGCCGCCGCCGCCTGCTGCTCGACCTGAACCTTGGCCATTTCGGCCTTGTTCGCCCCATCGTCGGGGTTGGCCGTGCCGCCCTTCATCTGTTCAACAAACTGCTCAATCGCGCCAGCCAGATCGCGGTTAGACCGGAATGCACCCGCGCCGAATTTCATCAGTTCCCCCATGAAGCCCGCCGCCTCTGGCTTGGCCTCAAGAATGGGCAGCGCCTGCTGCATAAACCCGCCCATTGCTGTGAGCATTTCAACGCGGTTCTGCTTTTCCAGTTCCTCGTTAGGCGTGATTGTGCTGTCTGTCTCGATTTCCAGCGTAAAAGGGCGCAGCCGCTGGTTTTTCAATAGCTGGTCGATCTGCTCAATTGTGACTGTCTGCTGTAGCTGCTGCACCTGTGCTTGCACTTGCTGCTGTGCCTGCTGGATTTGCTCCGGCGGCACTTGCTGGCCTGACTGGGCCACCTGTTGCGCCATCGCCTGCGCTTGCTGTGTGATCTGCGCTACCTGCTGCTGAATCTGCGCATCGCTGGGTATCTGCATACCCGCCATTTGCGCCACTTCCTGAGCAGGCATCGTTTCTGCGAAGATTTCGCCCTTGATGCGGATAATATCCAAGGCCACGCGGATAAGCTCGTTTTGCTTTTCACGCACGCGGATAGAACCAAACTGCGCCTTTAGGTTCTGAGCGCCCAAAGTCTCCTGCGCATCCGTAACGCCGCGCATAATATCGGACAGACCTGTGATTTCGTACACGTCTTCGATAAGCTGGCGACGAAGCGCAACAAGCTGCTCAATCACCTTGGCAATTTCAGCAACCGGCAACCAGATAATGCTGTCTTTAAGCGCCGTGCCGCCCAATGCAGCAAAGTTGCTAATGGGTATCAGGATCGCCTTGTTGTCCGTCTGCGCCATTGCGCTTTCGATGGCCTCGCCAACATCTGACGTGCCAGCCGCATAGAAGCCCTTCATCCGCAGGCTTTCGGACAGCGCAGAAATGCGGGCCGTTAGTTCGTTAATCTCGTCGGCTTGGTCGCGGTAGTACACAAAGTCTGGAACCGGCAACAACGTACCCGGCTGTATCGTGCCGTAAGCTGGACGGGGGCAAGGATAGAAGCCCTTAACGTCGATCAGCGGCTCACTTTCATCCAGCACCGCATCAACGCCGTCTGTGACCCACACAACCTTGTTTTCGGCCTTAGACCAGACTTCCCAAACTTGGGCTTTCTTTTGGGTTGACTGGTATTCGTCGCCCCGGTCCTTGCCCATAACCTCGGTCTTGGCCTCGCGGAAGTCATCGCCGAAGCGCTCAACACCGGCATCGCGGTCAATGTAAGCGCGACGAGCAACGAAACCCACCTCCGACCACTTGCGGGCAGGCTCGTGAACAAAGTCCTTGCGGTCCACGTGGATCACATGGCCGTTATCCAGCACCCAAGGGACAGCCCGCCCCGTTAGCGCAAAATCATCCCGAACCTGCAACATAACCTCGTGCACGTCGTCATATTCGACGTCGAACTCTAGCGCACGCTCAAGCATTTCCGCCGCTTTGCGTGGCACCTCGCCTGTATCGGTATGGCGCGGCATAACCACCGGCTGTGGTGGGCGCTGGTACATCGAAGGCTTTAGCACCTCCATGTTGGCCCAGAATATCTGAAACTCACGGTCGCCGCTGGCCTCCGCTAAAGTCTCAAGATTGCCGTAAATCTTTTCAATTCTGTCGCAGCGGTCCTGATAGGACTGGAAAGCCTTTTCCGCTTCGTTGATCGCGTCAAGCCACGGCTTGGAGGCGGTGGGCGCGTCGGTCTGATCTTCGTCCATCTACAACCTCGTGCGCTTCTGGCCTGTTGTTGGCTCCGGCAAGCCGGGGATAAACACCTGCCCCGGTTTGGGCTGGGGCTTGCTATTCTCTGGGCGTGGTTCTTTGGGCAGCTTCCAAGACAAGCCTAGATACCGCCATGCAGAGCCGATGTGTTCCGCCCAATCTTTGTAGGCATTATCTCGGAACGTCTTACGTTCATCGTCCCACTCACGCCGATATGACTTGACGCCCTCGACCATGTGGGCCACCCGTTCGCCGCGTTCATCGTCGGCTTGATGGAATATCGCTTCATTGATCGCCGTGCGGCCCGCTTGCAGGCCATCAGCAACGCTAACCTTAACGATCCGTTCAGGGTTTCTCTTGTTCGCTATGAGGCGCTCGATGCGCGTTTTTGATGACCCCCAGTCACCCGTGGTGACGTCGTGAGGAACATAATCAACGCCGTGATAGCCCTTGTCGTCTAGCCAGTCGCACCAGTCCTCGAGGTCGTCAGTATCAGGCACGTAAAAGTCAACGATTAGCGGCCTGTCACCAATGACCTGAAAACAGATAATTGGGTTGTTGATTGTCTTGCCCAAGTCCCAAACTGTGTGGACCGGCTGGCTTCGATCTATCGGCACCGGCATAAACCGGCCTTCGCGTTCAGCCCTTGCGACCTCTGCCCCGAAGTAAGCGCCGACCATCGCGCCTGAGAAAGAGCACAGATATTCTTGCTCGAAGAACGCACGCCCCAAGTCAATGCCGTGCAAGTCTTGGTATTCGCGCAGGGCTTCGGTTAGATCAGCATCTGAAAGCGCCCCTGTTTCCTCAATAGATAGCTTTTGGGCGAACCAGTTGGGGTTATTTGTCGCCCGCTCAAACATTGTCTTGGCGTGGTTATTGCCGCGCGGCGTGGTGATGAATGCCGCCCACCCGCCAGACTCTCGTATCATTGGCGAATGGTATGCCCATGCGCTGGGGTTACTAAGCGCCCACTCAGAATAGGCGATTCCCCTTGGGCCGGAGCCTACCGTCGCGTCGTATCTGTCTGAACCGATAAGCTGAAACGTTGACCCGCTGGTCAGCTCCAAAAACATGTCGTCGTCTTGCATCCGCTTGATCGTCGCGGGGTGGAACGAATCAAATATGCGGCGCTGGCCGGTCCTTGGGTTGATCCCGTTCCAAATAGCCTTTCGGGCCTGCTTAAACTCAGGGAAGCAGTGCCAGTATGTGCCTATCTCGCGCTCTGATAGCTCGGATATGGCGTTTAGGACAATTTCATCCTTACCGGCGCGGCGATGCCATATTGCCATAAGTCGATCATGGCTGCGCTCAACAAGGGCGCGGTGGAATTCCTGCTGATACCACCTGACACGGAACTCTAATTCGATTTGGCTCAAGGCTTGGCTTCGTAGACAGTCTTACGAATGATGGTTGCCGCGACCTCCGCATTAACCTGCAAGGGCAAAAGCTTCGGATAAATAGTTGCCCAGAAAGCCCGCTCATTTTCCGGCGCTTCCCCTGCCCACGCGACAAGACGGTTAGCACCGCCAAGCCTTTCCGCAGCTTCCTCAATGATAGACTTAGCCGTAGCCGTTGTTTTATTGGGGGAACCCTTCGGTCTGCCCGGACCGCGCTTGCCGTCCTTGACTGGATTTCCTGTCGTTTTTTTATTGTCTTGTGCCATAGCGCATACGCGCCGGTTTGAGCGGTCGCGTCCTCTTGCTGTTTATGTGATGTGTTGGGTTTCCCGCCCGTGGTGCGCTTATGTGCGCTGAGAAAGTGAACGCGGCGATTGATGTGGACAGCGTTGTGCTGGTGAATCTCAGACCGTGGGGCCGCGCTCATGAAGGTCTATCCGCTTCGGCCATCCTGCGCACATATGCCGCCTCGGTTATCCTGCGCTATAGAGCCACATCAAAGCGGCTGAATCAAAAAGCGCCCGTGATTTCTCATAGGCGCAATTCTTCCCCTCCTGAAATAAAGCATTTTTTAGATGGCGTCAACACCTACCCCACCACCATATCCAGCACCGTCCGCAGCGCGATAACATCCCACGGCTTGGCGTCCGGCCCCTTTTCGCACTCCACCTGCAACAGCGCAATGTTAATGCGACCCAGCCTGCGCTCCAATGACCGATAGGCCGCGATAGCTTCGGGGTTGCCGTCGCTGTCGTCATAGCCCGACTGGTTGTCCGCAAGGCACGATCCATAGCCCTTGGTGCCTAGCTCTGCCACGTACCCCGCCCGCAACTCCTGAAACATCCGTGCGGCTTGCTCCTGCGCTGACGTGATGCGCTTGGTCTGGTACAGCACGCCGATCAGGTCTGGCGCTAGGTCAACCATTGGCGATGTGTGCTTTGCCAGCCCCTTCGGCTCCACCCATGTGCCACGTGCGCGGCGTTCGTCTGTCGGCTTGGCTGGATCGCGTACCGGGCTTGCCTCTTTGTGGGCCACGTGACCGGCGTACTTGATTGCTTGCTCGATTGCCTTGCTCATTTGAAGTGCCTCTCTGCTTGCCCTTCGGGTGATAGCTGGTGTTCCAGCTTGGTGATGTGCGCCTGTGCGTGATCGTTCATGTCCTGCAATTTCTCGCACCGCTTTTCCGCCGCGACGACGCGCACCTGATAGCCCTTGATGACCTCGGCCTGCGTTTCGCGGTATCCCGTTAGTTCGCCTTCCCGCATCTTGAGCGCGGTTATTTCAGCACGCAGCGACCGGATTAGCTCAAGCTCCTCTGTTGCGGTCATGTGCCCTCTCCCCTATCTGATAGGTAGTCGAAAGCATCTACGGGGTGGTCCAGCCCGTCCCGCAGGCCATGCGCGTAAATATCAACCCCCCATTCATAACCGGCAACCCAATGCCCAACGTCTGCGATGAAAAGCCCAAACGCCGTCAGATATTCGTCATACCACCTTGCTTTTCTCACTTGCCCGCTCCCCTGTTCCGCTCAACCCACTTGCAGCCCTTGCGCGTACGTCGCCACTTGGTAACGCCGCTTTGCGCACCCCGGCGCTCGACAAAGCCCTTGGCGCATAGGCCACTGAGAAAGCCTGCCGCCTCCTTAACGCCCATAATGTCGCGGATTTCCGTTGTGAGCATCACGCCCTTGAGGGCCAGCAACGCTTGCTCCTGCATGGCGGATGGCGTTTCGTGGCGTGGTGGCGTGTGCGCCGGTGGCTTGTTGCGTTCCCTGAATGCCTTGCTTTTCGCGTTAGCCATCATCAGCTTTGCGTATGCGGCTTCAAAGTTGACCGGCAGCGTTTCGCTACGGACCTCGGCGCGAACA